ACCCATAAATGGTCCTCCTTAGTAGTAGTTGTTGTATGGTTCGTAAAGCGCATCGTTGTCCAGCGTGGCGTTTGCGAGATCGTCATAACCGTCGTGCTCGATGCGCCCGGGGTTCTTTTCAGGGATCGCGCCGGAGCTGAAGAGCATGTAGCTCAGCGCCTGAGTGGCACTGTCCACCATGTCGTCGTTCTTTCCGGCCGGGAAGGCGGTGAACTGATCCACGAATTCGTAAAGCCACGGCTCGCCCTCCGGGAGATAGACGTGCCCGCTCTCGATGGCGGGAGACACGGCGTTGACTCTGGCCTCCTTGCCGCCCTTCGGGTTCACAGGGATGCAGAACATCTCTTTCTGGAGCGTCTGAATGATGGCGCTGCCGTTGGCCTTGTCTTCGATGAGCACACTGAGCGCCTCCGGGTAGAGCTTCCGCACCGCCCGGATGGCCTTCACCGTCTCCGGGAAATCCATGTGCCGGTTCAGGCAGTATCTGAGGTAGTAGTCGTTATCCACTTTTCCCCAGACCTCGATGGCCACGAAGTCGTTCTCCTCGCCGCCCTTGAAGCTGGCGTCCACGGAGATCACGCTGGTGCCAAACTCCGTTACCGCCTTCGGATCGTAGTATCGCCACCAGCTGCGCTTCACGAGGTTACCGCCCTCTGCTCTGGGCGAGCACTGGTACAGCGCCGTCCACGCTCTCGCGCCGCCCTGGGCGTCTCTGAGATAGCTTTCCTTGAATTGAGCAAGCCACTTGTTGTCCTTCCCCAGTTCCGGGCACAGGGCGTCTCCCGTGGCTCTGCCCAGCGGGTCATTTTCTTCCGCCTCCACCGGCAGCCGCACCAGCGTTACGTTTTTCTCTGCCTCCAGGAGCCGTGCTGCCATGTCGTCCTCGTGCCACGGCGTCATAATGACGACAACCTTCGCGCCTGCAGCGAGACGCGCCTTGAAGGAGTTGAGCCACTCACCCCAGACCTTGTTTCGGTATACTGGGCTGTCCGCCTCTTCGCGGTTCTTGATGGGATCGTCGATGACCAGAAGATTGGCCGGGTTACCGGTAACGCCTGCCTTGATGCCGCGGCTGATCAGACGCCCCGGGATCTCGCCACGGGCGGCGGTCAGCTCAAACTCCTTGGCCCGGTCGATCTTCCCGACGCTGATGCCAAACAGATTCCTGCCGTAGTCGCGGATCTTCTCCTTATTGCGTCGGGCGAAGCGTTCCGCGCTGTCGTCGTTGTAGCTGGCAAGAATCACACGCCAGTGAGGATGCCGGCCAAGCGCCCAGCTTGGTAAAGCCTCCGTAACGCTCATGCTCTTGCCGTGCTGGGGCGGTGTCTCAAGCACGAGAATGTCGTAGGCGTTGCCCGTGTCAGTTTCCAGGAAGTCCTGCACCGCATTTGCGATAAACTCCACAAACCGCGTCCTTTTCCACTCCGCGCCGTTGACGTAGGCCAGATACTCGATGTACCGCCGCCGAGCAAGCTCACGACGGATCCGCTCCAGTTTGATTTCATCAAGCGTGATTGCCACCGTCGCTCCTCCTCGCTAAACTTGCCGCAATATTCTGCAGTTCGGATTCCTCCAGACCCTTCAGATCGCCGCCGAGGATCGTGATATCCACAGCCTGCTTCGCCGTTGCCTGGAAGTTCACCGCAAGGTCGTGCATGATGCCCTTGGTCATCTTGTCCGGCCGGACCATAAGCTCTTCAAAGCGCCAGTTTTTCAGCCGGTCGGTGGCCCATTCGGTCACCTCCGCGAATTCCGGGTGCAGCTCCTCGCTGCAGTATCGAAACCAGGTACTGTTGCTCACGCCGATGTGGGTCGTCAGGCCGCCGACGGTGGGCGCCACCAGATAGACCGTCCTCTTGATCTCCTCGCCCTTGCCGTTCAACGCTGGGATGTATTCGTAGATCTTGTGGCCATATCGGTCTATCTCGCCGGTGTCCCGCGGCTCCATTACCGTCTCCTCGCGGGAGATCGTGGCGAAGTAATCCTCCACCGCTTTCCACAGTGCTCTGGCTGTTTTGTAGGTCTTGTACCGCGCCACCCGCTCACCTCCATCTCATCTGCGTCGCCCCCTTTTGCATTCCTGTTCTTAAAAACAGCGTAACATAAAACTCATGTTGCGAGGTGTCAACTTGCAAAACCCGCTCCGCCTTAGAGCCCCAATGCTTTGAGGTCGATTTTCAAATATGAACATTTTATGAACACGAATTTTAGGCAGCAAAAGGAGCGCCAGCGGCTCACCGTCTGACGCTCCCTTGCGTATGCCCCCCCGCGTGCGCGATTGGGTATTTCAAAATCAGCTTGCGTTTTGTCGTTCCCGCCGGATCCTGCCGACATCAGGAACGATGAACCGGATGTACTGCGGCATACCCGGCTTGAACTCCGCGCGATGAAGCAGCTGACCGCCCCGTGGGACTCTCAGCTCTGCTCCGCCCTTCGCGATCCTGTCCTTAGGCTGCGGGACTCTGAGGTTTCGACTGGGGATGTACTTCTTCTCGTCCGGCAGACGGCGCACCTGCTTGAGCATGTACTCCGCCAGACCCGTCTGGTCCATGATGTCGAAGATGTGCTCGTGGTGCGTGCCGCCATGCTTCCACTTGCTCATGGCGATCTCATAGGCCTCGCTGTTGATGATCACGTGATGATGAACGCGCTCGTACTCTCCGGTCTTTCCGTCCATGTCGCTGGTGATGATGACGTACCTGAACTCCACTCCAGCCGCCTTGCACGCCTTATGTACCCGGTCTCTCCATAAGCGGACCTGATGATGAGCCGCCATGTAAAGATCGTTCTCATAGGTCTCGCTGTTCTTGTCCACGTTCCTGTGCAGGCGAAGGTAACCCGCCACGTCGTAGTCCAGCTCGACAAAGTAGTCCTTGTTCCAGAAGTTCTCGTTGATGATCCTCGCGAGTCTCTTCACAGCATTTGCCTCGTTTCGCTCCTGCTGCTTGATATCGGATTTCATTCTCCGCTCTGAAGAAGTCTCCTTCTTACCCGGAACCCAGTACTTGATTTTCTCGCCGATCACACCCGCCTGGTATGATCGGATGACCCAGTAACCCTCTGCCATTTTTTGTCCCCTCACTCCACTCTTTCCCGTTCTTCCCTAAAAACCGCTAAACTTAACATCCTACCTAGCTCGCCAACGCGCGTGCGCGCGCGTTATAGAGATCGGTGCCGTTCCTCCACTTGGTAATTTATGCCAGCCAGCCGCCGCCGGACGGCTCGCATCAACCACCAAATAATTTCTAAGGCTATGCCCGGGGGAGGTCGTTTCCACCTCCCCGGGCCTTCTTTCAGATCGTTGGCGGGAACCTTTCGTAGTACTCCCGCACCATTCTGCTGAGCGTCGATTTACTTATGTAGTAGTCCTCGCAGATGATGTCCGTCGGTGTATCGGTGGTCATGGCGGCGAACAGCGCCCGGCTGTACGTTCCGCCGCACTCGCGGCATAGTCTGCGGATCTTGCGCTGTCTGCTTTCATCCAGTTCCTCGTAGCGCCGGGATGTAAAGTAGATGTATCCCTGCTTGACGTAGGGCACCTTCACGCTTTCCTTGAACCGAAACACCGTCTTACTCCTTTCTCAGTACTTGCTCTTGTGATCCCTCGCTCTTGCGATCTTTTTCTTCTGCTCCTCGAAGTAGTCCCGCACGAGAAGTTCGCTGCGGCTGTACGCCACATTCGACGGAAGAGTGAGCTCCACCCTGACTCTGGGCCGGCTTCCCTTCTCAAATCTGGTGCATTTCTTCCCGGCCTCGCAGCCCCGCCGCTTCCCGGTCAGGTACATGTAGTCGCAGCCGTTCAGAACCGGTGTGCTGGATCTGTACTTGCAGGGCCTGTTGCACTTCTTAAACGTCAATGCCCAGCACCTTCTTCACAAACCATGCCGGCGCATCCACGCCGCAGGCCTTGATCATCCTGCGGATCTCCCGATCCTCCACGTGGGCGGCCATCCAGCCGGCGGCGGGGCGCTCCCTGCCGTCCTCGCCGGGCACCACGGCGATCTTCCATCCCTTGCCGTAGTGGGCCTTTACCGCGCCCAAAGCGTTCACAGCGGTGTCAAACTCCGTGATGCTGTCAAAGCGCATCCGCTTGGGTACGCCGCACATCCACAACGCTCTCCAGCGGAAGTTCCTCGGCCATCTGAGGGGCTCCACCCTCGGCGTTCCACCGTCGCACATGACCACCACAGCAGTTCGTTCCGGAACATAGTGGCAGTTACACGAGCACATCCGATCACCGCGCCAT